GTTCAGCCATATTCTTCCTTTCAAGCGCGGGTCAGGCCGCGAGGGTCTTGCACAACAGCATCAACTTGGTCGTCGTTGATGAGACGGAACTCCTTGCCAAAGATCTTGAATCTTGTGCCGGAGTAAGTACGTACTAACACGAAGTCGCCCTCTTTACACCATGCTCCGTTAGGAAACTTGGCGGTGTCGTTGTACGCATCGGGGCCAACTTTCAAAACAAACAACACAGTGGTTGCTGTTTCTTCTTGGCGCATAAACTCAACTGGTTTATACAGGTTTGATCCTGCAATCTTCTCGTCAACATCTGGCACAGCGCAAAGAATCTTCCAACCTGTTGGGGTAGGAAGTTGCGTGGCTTTCATTTCGTCTGAAGCTTCAGGCTCGGGTGCATCCAAAGATTGGATGGGTTCAGGCAGTGCAAAAGCACCGGGGGAGAGATCAAGATCACTCATTGGATTCTTCAACTTTCTGTGCAAGGTCAAGTAGATAACGCTCTGCGAGGGCTAGACCCTGAATAATCCCGCAGAGTTTTTGGTACTCTTCAAAAGTACGGCATGAACCACCTGCCAAGTCATCGGCGTAGTTGTTCATGTCAGTGCGTATTTTTTCACGTAATACGCGTACGAAGTCTTGGATCATGATTTAGGCTCACGTTGGTTCCTACTATTTGAGAGCGCAGCAGTACGCGCTTGTAAATCCATCTGGGCTTTACTCTTTGCGATGTCAGCACCAATTTGGATGCCAGCACGTTCTTGTTCAAACTGTTGCTTGAATTCGCTCTCTTTGATTTGCGCACCTGTGCGAAGAGCTTCCAACTCCAGTTTGCCGCTGACTTCTTGCTCTTTCAACGCCTGTGAGTCGGCCTTGGCAGCAGCGTCCATCATGATCTTTTGTTTCTTCAACTCTAGCTCTTGGCCTTTGAGTTGGAGTTCCTGCATCTGCATCTGCATGATCGGGTCTTGCATCTGTTGCTGTGCCTGCATCTGCGCAGCCTTGGCTTGGTTCTGCATCATGACTTGCTGAGCCGCTTGAGCCATCATGCCGGACAACGCGATCTCCACCTGTGGTGGCAACTTCTCGTCTTCGGGAGGCAGAGGCATACCCAACTGCTGCTCGATCTGCTGGCGCATCTGGTAACCAACGTGCTCTGCAATGTGCGCAGTGATAACACCCATGATCTTAGGAGCCTGTGGATTCTGGCCAATGAATTGCTGCATCATCGGGTCTTGCATCAGCATCATGTGCACTTGGATATGCGCAGCGTGGTCTTGATGCAAGAACGCTTTGATTGGCTTGCCCTTAAGTGCGTTCTGGTTCTCCTGCACGGGATCGGTGGGCTTCTGATCGTCCTCAATTGGTACAAGTTTCTCAGCGTTCTTGATACCTAAGACGTTCAACATACCGCGGTGGAGTTCGGGTAAGTTGTAAATGTCTGGAGCCATCTGCGCCATCTGAATGACGGCTTGATACTGAATAACGCGCTGAGACATGGTCGCAGCGTTGGGGTCTGACACGGGGATAACGTCCACCAAGTCATAGTCGGCTTTCTTAGCTTTGCGAGTACCGTACTCGGGTGTGTATGTGTAATCAGCGTCTGTGTAGTCGCGGATGATGTTCTTCAAGAGTTTGAACTCTTGCTTCAATGCAAAGTGCACACGAGCCTGAACAGCCGTCATCACCTTTAACTGACGCTCCAACAACGCAAGCGTTGTACCCACGGGCGCGTTAGCGCTCATGTCACTGACTTTCATGTCAGCCGTTGCTGCAAAACGTCGGCCTTCGTCAACAATTGTCTGCATTAAGTTAAACAAAGTAGCGCTTGGCTCTTTGTACGGCAGCGGCAAAATGTTGTCGCGGATCGTGCCTGAGCCTACATCTACATCACGGAACTCTCCGGGTGCGATTGGTGTGTCGTCGCCTTTGATTCGCAATCCGCGTGTCTTGAGTCCACCGGGCAAGTTGCTGAGTGTTCCTGCATCGACAAGTTGTCGCATGAGGGATGTAGCGGATTTAGCAAAGCCTCCGATAAGGTGGAAAAGCCCGAAGCCGTAAGCTCCAAAACCCGGAATATATTGGTAGTGAACGAAGTGCTGGCGCTTGAGTTTGAGGTCATCATCTTCCTTCCAGTTGCGGCGGATTGACAGGATGTCGTTGGAGCCTTTAATCAACGTAACAACGTACGGCAACATGATGCCGGTCTCTTCGTCCGAGTCGTCTTTGTCTTCGTAACCTTCAAGGTTCAAATCTACATGGCACTCATAAAGTGTGTAGCGGTCGTCGTTCAAATCGCTAAAGCCAGTCTCTTTGTCCTTGGCTTTCTGAATATCTGTCAAGTCTCTGGGCGCGTCAGGTAACTCAATATCGAGATAGAAGCCCGCTTGCTGGAGTTTGATAATCTCATTCTTGGTCTTGCGCATGACGTGCGTGATGCGGTAACAAGTATCCATATCCGTTGTGCCGTACGGCAGATACATATCTTCCGCAGGAATAAACATAGAGACCTGACGTCCCAAATTGGGATCGTAGTACACCTTCTTAAACGCTGAGCCTGTGGCTGGCAGTGACCAGAGCATGCGCTCGTGTTCACCGCGGTACTCCGTCATGACTTCCGTCAACTCGTAGTTCATGTCGTCTTCAACATTAGACGCAACTTCTTTCATCTCTGGCGTTTCTTTGCCAATGAGCTTGCTACGCACAGGCCCTGCGGCTGGGAACGTCTCAGTGATTGTCTCAGCTTGGAAGCGCACAACCGCTTCGGTAATCATCGGGTGGAACACACCGCATGCGCCGTTCCAAGGTTCTGTACGCTCTTCAATTTGCAGACCCAGTAGCTTCAGACCATCAACGTATGTCTTCTCCCAATCCTTACGGCCATTCTTGTCGTTGTCAATATCAGACACCAAGTCACCCGCCAACGATTGCAAAGCGCTGTCTTTTATGTACTCGGCCAAGTTATCGTTGAAATCTTCTTCGCCATCATCTTCTCCGGGTGTGAGGGTAATCTCAATGCCGTCCATGCCGATGGTGACTTCTTCGGGATCAACAATCTCAATCTCCAAGGGGGATTCTTGTTCACCCAGCGCGTCAATGCCCATAGGTTGTTGGTACAGCGCTTTGTCGATGTTCGTTGCCATGTGTAGTCCTAATAATATGCGTGTGTTTTACGGCGGAAAAGATCAGAGTCGTCTTTCTCGTCCGTATCTAAAGCTATAAAGCCGCCTTGCCTAAAGCGTAGCAGCGCCTGTGTTGTCGTGTCCACGTAGTCGTCGTGCTCCCCAACTGGGAACGCGGCCACCTCTTCAATCACTTCCCGTGCCCAGCGTGTGTCGGGTGCCCAGACTTTACCACTGCTAAATAAATCTGCAACCGCGTTCATTCGCACCATCTTGTCATTGCCGCGTGACGGGCTGAACTCTTGGACTGGGATTCCCAACGCCCTAAGTTCCTGAATCAACGGCCCCCCAGATGCCTTTTTCTCCACAATGAACGCGTCCGGTTCCCACTCTTTGTACTGCTTAAGCGCCACCACCTTAAGCTCAGGAAAAGCCATACGATCTTTAAACGCATCCAGTAAGATAAGTTGGGGCGAGTCATTTTCTTCCTCATTGTAGAAGATGCCCCACGTTGTACACGCAGAGTAGTCGGATGTGTTCTTGGTCTCAAACGCCGTATCCCATGACTGGATGATGTACTCACACCTTGGTGGATCATCCGGCTCCCAAATACGCCACATTTTACGGCTGACGATGGCAGAACTCTCACTAGTTGGCTGCTGCATGTACTGAGCGTTCCAATAACGCGGGTCAATGCTAGCTTTTGTCGATTTCAGCGCTTCTAACGACCACTGCTCTGGCCATAGGGACTTCTCGTCATCCTCGCCTTCGTTCAAAATGGCGGGCAACTCCACGATCTCCCATGGAACAGCTTCTGGGTTCTTGGTTTGGTAGTCAATCAGGCGCCCAGTCAGGTCTAGGAGCGACCAACGGGTCATCACAATGATAATCCCACCACCCGGCATCAAACGCTGCAGTGGGCCTGTCTGGAACCAAGACCAAGCTGTATCAAAGGCAAGTCTAGAGTTTGACTTTACGTCCTGCTCCGAGTGAGGGTCATCAATAACGAACAGATCAGCACCACGACCAGCAAGAGCGCCCCCGACACCAGCAGCATAATACTGACCGCCAGCGCTTGTAGACCACTTACCAGCAGCTTTCTGATCGTCTGCCACCAATGTTTGGGGGAAAACTTCACGGTATTCATCAGAATCAATCAAGTTACGTATGCGCCGCCCGAAGTCTTCAGACAGACCCGCTGTGTGCGTGCCCATGATGATCTTCTTCTCAGGGTATTTACCTAGAAAGTACGCAGGAAACAGGTAAGACGAGAACTCGGACTTACCCATACGTGGCGCAATGTTAATAATCACACGCTTCTTGCGGCCTTCAACAACGTCCGTAAAGATCTTAGCTAACTTCTTGTGATGTGGGCCGACTTTGAAGTTAGGGTACACCGCCTGTGCAAATCCTAGCATATTGGTACTGGCCGCTTTTAGGCTGGCGCGTTTCTCTCTAAGTTCTAAGTCGTCGAACAACTCCATCTTTTCTTGCACGGTCATGTAAGGCAACGCCTTTTGCATGGCCTCAAGCTCAATCTTACTGAGTGTTGTAAAATCGTCACGCTTCATCGGGTTTATCTTCTGTTACGTCGATCACATCTATCACCCCCATGAACCTGTTGAGCTTTTCTTTGATCCGCGCTTCAAGTTCGGTATCTGACATCTCTGTCTTCTTGACTTCGATCTTCTCTGTAAAGAGGCCGACTTCTGTGACTTTACCTAGGAGGCCAAGCGCCTTGAGGCGGATGTTGGCGTTTGGGTTTTCGGTTTCTTTTACCAGCAGGGCTACTGTGTAGCCACGGATTTGTTTAGCCTGCTGTACAAATTCCCAGTCGTAGGCAGACAACATCCCTACAAGTTTTTGCACAGCTTCAGGCGTCTTGATATTTGCCAGAGAGGTATGCGTCATTTCCGCGGGTTTGGCGGTAACGATGTTCGTGAAAGCAGTACGTGCTGCTTGGCTTTGGTGCTCATTGACCAAAGTATCTGTGTCCACTGCGCCTAGTTCTTTGAGCCAGTCTACAGTCTTAGACATTCCGTCCACGGCATCCGCCGGATCTGTCTTATCCATAGGGACGAAATCGCCTAAGTGATCGTGCACTTCGGGTTCGAAATTGATTAAGTGATCTAACATTCTGCGCATAAGCCCTTGAACCTGCGATGTAGATAATGTACACTTAAATCGAGTGGGTGCGCAAGCGCTTGCTTTCTCCTTGAGGTGAGTTTGCATTGCCTCTTTAGCCCCGGCTCGCAAGGTCGGGGCTTTTTTTCGTCTGTACAGAGAAGAGTCTAACGTTAGACAAAGGTATTTCTGAATTTTTATAAAATTTTTGTAGTGAATACTTTGGTTTGTAGGAATTTGTGTTCTGGATTTGTGGTGTGTACTTAAGTTCTACAAAGTTTGCTGTGCGGTTATGGAATACTGTTCATGTATGGCAGTAGGGCCGCCACTCAATTTAGGTTGGTGGGGGTAGGGTAGGGGTCAAAAACCGCCAAAAACGCCTAAAAACAGGGTCAACGTGACCCGAAAAAGGCCAGTCAACCCCGATCAAAATGGGGTGTATGCACAATAGAAGTTGTCTAAGGTAGTCAGCCCTAGGCAATTCAATCAACCTCAAGGAGAAACAACATGACAAACAAAGCAAAAGCATTTAACACACTCAATACATTCGCCGATTCGCGGGTTAAGCTCATACAAGGCATGCACGATGCGGGTTACACCACAGTTGAAGCATGCAGACCCATTGTGATCGAATGGGCATGCGGTAAGACGGGCGCGGAATATCGGGAAACCAAGGCGGGCAAGGTCGTGCTCGTTACCGATCACCCAAAGTACGAGGGCGCGAAAACCACAGTGCGCGACATGATGCACATGATCGAGGGAACCACGCGGAGAGCTTCGAGCGCAAAGAAAGAACCCGTTGACCCCGTTGCGAAAATCATCGAGGCGTTTGCCAAGTTGACACCCGCGCAACAACGCAAAGCCATGGCGGTTTTGAGTGCATGATTTTCGGGTCACTGTGACCCAGTTTTTTCTGCGAACCCGAGAGAAAGAGCTTCTCTCGGTGTTTCGTTTCTTGTCTATTCATTTTTAACCCCAAGGAGAATCTCATGACTAAAACTTATTTCGGCAGTATCAAGGTGGGCGAAAGCTTCATTTTCGGCTACTACATCTTCAAGAAAATCAGCGCGTATCAGGCGGTTAACTGCCACAACTTCACAACCCGTTACTTCAAGAACGAAAACCGCGTTGAAAACGCATAAGGAAAACACCATGACACAAAACCAATTCAACGCCCTTTGCAACGAGCACGGCATAGCCCCAAGCATCGCGCTTGAGAACGAGGAACTCATCGAAGCCTTACGCGAGCGCAACGATGAGCAAGTCATCGAGATAATCACAAACAACTTCTAACCCAAAGGAAAACACCATGAAAAAGTTTAACTATGTCAGCCGTGACGGATACGCCCTTGACGAATATGGGCATGAAGTGATTGACGACAACGGCACTCCGATTGTTGTACCCGAAGACGAACGAGCCGACTACGACTTAGGCTACCGCCCCCATGAAACCCCAACCGATGACGAATAAGGAGAACACCATGTCCAAATTCAAACACTACTCACCCAAAGAAGTCGCACTCGCTAAGTGGAACAACGAACAACGCCCCAAGCTAGAAGAACGCATCAGGCGTGACGAACGCAGAACCCTCATGCTCAGGCGTGTCGAAGACATGGAAGCACGAGCCGAAATTCGGGTCACGATGACCCGAAAATCTTGAAAGGCGAAAATCATACCGAAAAACTACTTATCCATATTTTCGCAACTATCTGCACGATCAGACATCCGCAAACCCGCGTGGATTCTGGCGTCCTTGAAAAACTGTCCATCTATCTATCTTTTTAAATATATATTTATATATAGGAGTGTATCTGTATGTGTGCGTATATTTTCACAAGCCCGACCAACCCTGCGAACCTTGTAGAGTTAAAGCATTTCTCAAAACAGATAGATAGCTGGACACTTTTTCGTGTACACTAGCATACATGCGGCCTCCCGACTGTCCAATCGTGCAGATAGTTGCGAAAATTCACTGATACCTTCAACCCTAGAAAGCGAAAATCATGGATACCTCCTACAAACACTATATAAAACTGACCCCAAACCAACTTCACAACCGCTTGATCGAACGCAAAACCCCACCGATGCAAGCCGAGCACATCAAGAAAACAGTAGCCGAACAACAGGCCCTGCTCAAGTCAGAGAACGCAAGAACGATTCAACTCACGCGTCTTTGGCGTGAGTTCACTGAGCCATTAAATACAGAGCGCGAAAATGTGCAGGGCATGTTGCGTTACAAAGGTTGCGAAAATGATGAGGCGAGGCGCGAAGCGTTGGAAGCATATCTGACTGTGCTCAACGCACTCAAGGCGAAAATGACAAACCACTGCAAGCAAGATCGCAAGACACCCACGATGATCGCATCCGAAAAAGACTTACCCAATGACGGCACGCACTGGACTGACTGGATACCGCAGAAGATCAAGAGCCGAGTGCTTGACCTGTTCGAGCAGATAGAGCGTAAGCCAAAGGCGAAAATCAAAATCCCATTCCAACGCCTCATCCCTGCTGACCTACACGCCAAACAAGTTACGCGGTTGAAGAACCGCACACTGAAAGACTTGGCCATGGCTGAGCAAGCGCAAGAGCTTGACCCTCATGAGGACAACGAAGCCAAGGTCAGGCAGATTAAGTATGCGCTTGACCTGATGGATGTATTAGATGACAGCGAGCCTGTGCCTGCAACGTGGCATGGGTTAAACCGCACAACGAAATAGGGTCACTGTGACCCGAAACCGAAGCCGAGGCGGTTCCCTCGGCACTTGTAACTTAAGGAGAAAGCAAGATGTCACACACTGACACAACAAACTACGATTGGCAAGACATGGACAACACCATGAGGCAAGCCTACGATGCGATACGCC